TCAAAAGTATTATGGTATTGTTTCTCTGCCTCTTGTGATGCCAAAGGTGCATACTATACAGAGAAAACTATGCACGACATAGAACATTTTATTTATCAGGATAGGGACAAGCCAGATGTAGATTTTATTGTACCAAAAAATTTTATATCCCCACACTCTAGTGATAGATGTCTTAGATACTTGATGAACAACAATTCATTTACTGCTTTCAATACTAACAAGGCAGATGTAAGGTTTGATCCTGCATTAGATCGTGTAGTATTTATGGTGCATGATGATGAAGATAAAATCATTGGAGGTGTTGGTAGATCTTTGAATTACAATATACTCCCTAAGTGGTATGTGTATGGTAGTAAAAAATATCCATTCATTTGTGGTGGTGGAGATACTGCAGTGATAGTAGAAGATTGTGCGTCAGCATGTGCAGTATCAGATAACTTTGCAGGACTAGCATTAATGGGTACAAGTTTACCACAAGAGTATACAACAGTAATAAAAAAAAGATTTAAGAATGTTATTGTAGCATTAGATAGAGATGCAACAACAAAAGCATTTGACATAGCAAGAGAAGTAGGTATGGTAGCACACACTAGAGTTGTTATGTTAGAAGACGACTTGAAATATTTTAAACCTGATGAGATAAAGGACATGCTATGCAAGAACGACAGTTAATAAAACTACTACTTAAAAAAAATTTCTATGAAAGAAACAAAGGCAAAGTATCTAAGACTACATTTACTAATGGTCTTGGTAACTTTTTTTCTACTATAGAAAAGGCACATAAAGATTATGAAGATGATCTAACAATAGATGAACTAATAGATTTACATACAGAGAAATACAATCCTGCACTAACACGAGCTGCAAGATTAAACTTTGAAACTCTTGTACAAGAAATAAAAGATGAGCAAGAACCAAACGAAGCTGTTGCTACAGATATCATTGAAGCAGTGTACAAAAGAAATCTTGCACACAAGGTAGCAGTTATAGCTACAGATATATTCAATGGGCAGGACAAATCATTTAATGAAATCAAACAGTTACTAGACAACACAGATGAAGATACTGATGAGCATGAATCCGTTACAGAAGATATACCAGAGTTATTAGAATCATTAGAGGTTCAAACTAAGTTTGAATTTAACCTTCCAAGTTTACACGAGCAAGTTCCAGGTATTGGTCCAGGTAATTTAGTTATACTATTTGCTAGACCAGAGTCAGGTAAGACTGCGTTCTGGGTTAATCTTGTTGGAGGACTAAAAGGTTTTGCATCTCAGGGTGCGAAAGTATGTGCGTTAATTAATGAAGAGCCTGCAATCAGAACACAGATGCGTGTCATCAATGCACATACAGGTATGACACGAGAAGAGATTACAGACAATTTAGATTTAGCAAAAGAAAAATGGAAGGAGATAAAAGATAATGTTAAACTTTTGGATACTGTTGATTGGACTATTGATGATGTCGATGCTTTTTGTAAGCATCACAAGCCCGATATTCTTATCATTGACCAGCTAGATAAAGTTGGAGTGTCTGGTAACTTTACAAGAACAGATGAAAAACTTAGAGCTGTGTATACTGGTGCAAGAGAGATAGCAAAACGACACGAGTGTTGTGTGATAGCAATATCACAAGCATCGGCAGACGCACATGGTAAGACTAGAATATCTTTTGATATGATGGAGAACTCAAAGACTGGTAAAGCTGCAGAGGCAGATTTAATTATAGGTATTGGTAAGCATGGATCTTTAGATTCCCTTGACACTACTAGAGTTATGTGTATAAGTAAGAATAAGATATCAGGATATCATGGAGAGATAACTTGTAATATCGAACCACAACTATCGAGGTATAGAGTATGATTTCAGTATTAGATGTAGAGACTAGCTTTCAAATAATAGATCGTAAGGTAGACCCACTTCCTTTCAACCCTAGTAATTGTTTGGTTAGCATTGGCGTTAACGATGAGTACTATTTTTTTAATCACAATCATCAAGAGTTTGATATCAATGCTAATCATAAAGCAGTTCAAAGTATTTTAGATAAGACTACTTTACTTGTTGGCCACAATATTAAGTTTGATTTAGTGTGGCTGTTGGAGTCTGGCTTTAAATATAGTGGCAGATTATATGATACTATGATTGGAGAGTATGTATTACTTAGAGGATTGCGTAAGACCTTATCATTAAAAGATATCTGTAGTCGCAGAAGTATATCTCAGAAGTCAGATGCAGTAGATGACTTCATGAAACGAAAGATATCCTTTGAAGATATACCTGTAAGTATTATTGAAGAGTATGGTAGGCAGGATGTGGTATCTACACGAGCTTTGTTTGATT